TAGCGAGTACACACAGTTGCCATCGGATTTTCTTGAAATGGAAAATCTGGTGCTATTGCTCACCACGCCAACCAAATTGGAGTACCTGAGCGATGAACAGGCTGATGACTACTTTACGCGTTATTTTTCGGCGGCTGGTACGCCGCGTTACTACACGATTGTTGGCGATACGTTTAAGGTTGTGCCATCGCCTGGGACGGATACGACGCAAGCGCAAATGACTTACTACAGCAAGATTGCGGCGCTATCTGACACCAACACATCAAATTGGTTGCTCACCAAGCATCCTGATCTTTATCTTTATGGCGCATTGCTTCAATCATCGCCATATTTGCAAGACGATAACCGCATTGTTGTATGGAATTCCGCGTATGAGCGCGGTATTACCTCAATGAAGCTAGAGCAAGAACGCGCTAACTACAGCGGCACGACACCACGCGTTCGCGCCAAACCGATGGGATAACTCCATGGCTAATTCATTTTCAGATTACCTCGAAAACAAAGTGCTCGCGCATGTGTTTGGCGGGTCGGCCTACTCGGCTCCGGCAACCATTTATGTTGGTCTTTTTACTGCTGATCCTGGTGAATCAGGGTCAAGTAATGAAGTGTCTGGCAATGGTTATTTGCGTCAATCCATGGCGTTTACCGTTTCCGGGTCTGCCGCTGCAAATACATCAGCCGTTGAGTTTCCTACCGCATCAGGATCTTGGGGAACTATTACACATACGGCGCTTTACGACGCTAGCACTTCCGGCAATATGCTTGCCGTTGGTCAACTGACAGCATCCAAATCCATAGGAACTAATGATGTCTTTCGCTTCAACGCAGGCGATTTCGACATCACGCTTGACTGATGAACGGTTACGGCGCTGGCGTCTATGGCATCAATATCTACGGGCAGGCGTCATATCAAGACGCGTCCGTTGCTATTGCCGCACAAAGCGCTGTTAGCGCTTCAGGACAGCGTGTTGGCTTAGGCATAGCGGCAATTATTGCCGCTTCAACGGTACAAGTTGCCGGACAGCGCATTGGTTTAGGCGTTACAAGCGTCACGGCGCAATCCACTTTAAGTGTTGCAGCAAGCCGCGTATCGCAAGGCGCTGTTGCGATTAGCGCAGCATCGGCAACCACGACCGTTGGAACACGCCTTGCGCAGGGCGCAGTAAGCGTTGGAGCAACATCGCAAGTTAGCGTGGCTGCTAACCGCATCGCATCGGGCGCTGTCGCTGTAAGCGCTACAAGTGCGCTCTTGGCCGCAGGCGGTGTGCGCCAATTGGCTCAAGCAGTGATTGCGGCTACTTCAGGCGTTAGCGCAACAGGCGTTGAGAAATGGGAGCCTGTACCAGGCCCAACTGATTCATGGTCAACCGTTACGGTTGATCCAACGTCATGGTCCGACCAATCAGACCCAAGTGACACATGGGTGCCGCAAACCGTTGTGGCGAGCGGTTATACCGTGCAAACCGTTCCATCAAAAACTTGGACGCCACAAGTTTCACCTTTTAGAGAGGCAGCATAATGGCTGATACCACGACAACGAATTTGCAACTGACCAAACCCGAAGTTGGCGCGTCAACTGATTCGTGGGGCGGAAAACTCAACACAAACTTAGATACGATTGACGCTATCTTTAGCGCTTCCGGCACAAGCGTTTCCATGAACGTTGGCAGCGGCAAGACGCTAACGCTTGGCGGGAATATGACCGGATCAGGCACCATCAACGGCGTGTCCATAGGACAGAGCGTTGCGGGTGCGGGATCGTTTACAACACTATCGTCATCAGGCAACACGACGTTCACTAACGCGCCCGTGCTGTCATCCTTAACCGCTTCTCAAGCCGTATTCACGACTGCGGGTAAGGCACTAACAAGCAACGCGATTACGGGTACGGGTAACGTGGTGATGTCGGCTTCACCGACATTGACGGGAACGATTAGCGCAGCAGCGGCTACGCTATCAGGCAACCTGACCCTCTCCGGCGGCACTGCCAACGGCGTGTTGTATCTGAACGGCAGCAAGGTAGCGACGAGTGGTAGTGGGTTGGTCTTCGACTCCTCCGGCAACCTCGGCTTGGGGGTGACGGCACCAAATTACCTCTTGCACCTGAACGGCTCCCCGCAAATTCAGCTCACCAACTCCACGACTGGCACAACCACCAGTGACGGGGCGCACACATATCTGTCTGGGGCTGACTGGTGGCTTGTCAACAAAGAGGCTGCGGCGATGGTGTTTGCCACTGACAACACCGAACGCGCCCGCATCACGAGCGGTGGGGATTTGCTGGTGGGGACGACGAGCGGCCAAGATAGGATTGTGACAAAAGGCGCAACATCAGACAACAGCAAATCAGCATTTTTGGCAGTAAATAGCTCTGATACACAATTGTGTTTAATAAGAAACGACGGTGTGTTTTATACAGGCGTAGCAGCAGCTTCTCCATATAACAACACAACAGCATCAGCAGCAAATCTTTTTGTTGCTTCAGGTGGCGATCTATTTAGATCAACGTCTTCTTTGAAATATAAACAAAATGTACAAAACGCTATTCATGGGCTTGCAGAACTGTTGACCCTGCGCCCTGTAATATACGAAGGCAAAGCAGCGTCAGATGCTGGCAAAACTTTTGGCGGTTTAATTGCCGAAGAAGTGCACGACGCTGGCTTGACTGAGTTCGTGCAATACGCAGAAGACGGAACTCCTGATGCACTTGCGTACGGCAACATGGTGTCTTTGTGCATCAAAGCCATCCAAGAGCAACAAGCCCTCATTGAATCCCTTACTTCCCGTGTCGCTCAACTAGAAGGAACCCAACCATGACTACGTTTAACTGGGTTGTGACAGCCCTTAATTGTCTACCCAACGCCCCTGAAGGTCAGGATTACGTCATCAATGTCCACTACACCTGCAACGGCACTGATGGTACTCACAACGCCTCGGTTTATTCAACCTGCTCGCTACCCGTGGCGCAGGGAACGAGCTTTATCCCCTATCAAGACCTCACTTTAGAGACTGTGCTTGGCTGGATTTGGGCCAATGGTGTCGATAAAGCTGCAACCGAGGCGGCAGTGCAGACGCAGATAGACAATCTTATCGACCCGCCGGTGGTCACACCAGCACTTCCTTGGGCAGCTTAAAGATGAAGTCATTTACGTTTACGCTTGATGCGCAGCACGCGCAAATGCTGATCAACATTGTTGGAAGTATGCCAACGCACTCTGGCGCATATCCACTTTTTGAATTGCTTAAAAGTCAAGCTGAATCGCAACTTCAAGAACATCAAGGTGAAGGGCATGGCACCAACTGATAACGCAATGGCAAAGATTGAAACGCACGAAGCGGTTTGCGAAGAACGTTATGGGCAAATCAATGCAAGGCTTAAGCGATTGGAGATGGTGGTTATGACTACCGCCGGAACGATCATTGTTTTATTGCTTAACTTGGTATTGAAGATCAAGTAAATGATGACGCTCTTATCCACGCTCCTGTCATTCTTAGCAGGGGGCGTTCCCAAGTTGCTGGACCTTTGGCAGGACTCAAAGGATAAGGCGCATGAGTTGGAACTTGCCCGTATGCAAAATGAGCGTGAGCGTGAGTTAGCCGCCATGGGATTGCTAGCGCAACAACGCATCGAGGAAATACATACCGAGCAAGTTGCCATGCAAACCCAAGCCGAGGAAATGAAAGCGCTATACGCGCATGACGTTGCTATTGGCGAAGGAACGAGCCAGTGGGTCAAAAACGCCAGAGCGTTAGTGCGCCCAGTGCTTACCTATGGCATGTTCATGTTGTTAGTGTTTGTTGAGATTGGCGGATTCTGGTACGCCTGGACAACAAACGTTCCATTCGATCTGATGCTGGATCAGCTATGGGATGATGACACGCAGCAAATTTGGGCGGCGATTGTGGCGTTTCACTTTGGGTCACGAGCCTTTGCGAAATGATCAGCCCGCTTGCCCTCCAAATGATCAAGCGTCACGAAGGTGTGCGCGTGCGGCCTTATCGCTGTCCGGCGTTGCTTTGGACCGTGGGTGTGGGCCATGTCATTGACCCATCGCACATCAACGTCAAGATCGAAGAGCGTAAAGCATTACCCATCCCACCGGGTTGGGATCGCACATTATCTATGGCGGAAGTTGACGAGATACTTACAAAGGACTTACGCCGCTTTGAAGCTGGCGTATTACGATTATGTCCTGCTGGTCTTACTCAGTCTCGCCTTGATGCACTCACATCATTTTCGTTTAATGTGGGATTAGGCAACCTCCAGCGATCAACGTTGAGAATGCGCCATAATCGTGGCGACTATACGGGCGCGGCACTTGCCTTTAGAATGTGGACTAAAGCGGCAGGGAAAGAGTTGCCGGGCCTGGTCAAACGCCGCCGCGATGAAATGGCCCTCTACATGAGCAACTAATCATGCCACTTGTTCCCATCAAATTGCCGCCAGGCATTTATAGAAACGGTACAGAGTACCAATCGCAAGGGCGATGGTATGACGCCAATCTTGTGCGCTGGTTTGAAGGCACATTGCGCCCGATGGGAGGATGGCGTAAATGGTCAAACAATCAAGTGTCGGGTGTGCCGCGTGGCATGTATGCGTGGCGTGATAACTCATCAAACGTTTGGCTAGCCGTTGGTAGTGCCTCCAAACTATACGTTTATCAGGGTGATGGCGATTACGCAGACATTACACCGACAAGCTTTAGCGCCGGACGTACTGACGCAACGGGTTCAATTGGTTATGGAAATGGTGACTATGGCGAGCAAGCTTATGGCGTTGCACGCATTCCATCAAGCAATTCCGGTGTATTGCCCGCCACCACCTGGTCAATGGATAACTGGGGCCAATATCTTGTGGCGTGCTCCGATTATGACGGCAAGCTTTACGAGTGGCAGTTAGACTTTGCAACGCCAACCGATGCAGCGGCGATTACTAACGCGCCAACAAGTTGCAAAGGATTGGTGGTTAGCGAAGAGCGCTTTTTATTTGCCCTTGGCGCTGACGGCGATCCGCGAAAGGTTGCTTGGTCCGATCAAGAGGACAACACAACGTGGACCGCCGCAGCTAATAACCAAGCAGGTGACTTTATCCTTTCAACGCCAGGCTCGATCATTTGCGGGCGCCGCGTGCGCGGCGGGTTGTTGATCCTTACTGATGTGGATGCCCACTTGGCGCAGTACCAGGGGCCGCCATATGTTTATGGTTTTGAAAAGGTTGGCACAGGGTGTGGCGCTGTGGGCGTGTTGAGTATTGCCGCCGCTGATACGTTTGCCGTTTGGATGGGTTCGTCAGGCTTTTGGCTATACGATGGTTATGTGAAGCCATTGTCATCCGATGTGTCTGACTATGTGTTTCGGAATATGAATCGAGGCCAGATCAGCAAGGTCAACGCCGTTCATAATTCAAAGTTTGCAGAAATCGTTTGGTTTTACCCGTCGTCTGAGAGCAACGAAATTGACAGTTATGTAGTGTGGAATTACCGCGAAAACCATTGGACAATTGGCACATTGGGCAGGACCGTAGGAACGGGCCAGGGCGTATTTACATCGCCATTGATGTGCTCATCCGATGGTTACGTGTACGAGCATGAGGCCGGATGGAACTATGATGGCAGCACGCCATACGCCGAATCGGGTCCATATCAGATTGGCGTTGGCGATAATTTGCTTGTGGCGGATCAACTCATCCCTGATGATCTAACGCTTGGCGATGTAACGGCAACCTTTAAGACGCGTCTATACCCTACCGCTACAGAAACAACGCATGGCCCTTATTCGTTAGCTAATCCAACGTCAGTGCGTTTGCAAGGAAGGCAAGTCAAGGTCCGTGTGAACGGTAACAACAACACCGATTGGCGAGTAGGGATCATGCGTTTTAACGCCAAGCAAGGCGGTAAGCGATGAAACTGCCGCGCCCTGGCGTTGATTATGACCAGATCGAAGAGCAATCGTTTCGGCGTGCTTTGGAGCTGGCTGACACGATCAATCGCAAAAAGAACGCCAACATCGAAATGGGTCAGGATGAACTGATCATCATTCGTTCGCCCAATGGCACCCGTTACTCATTAGCGGTATCAAACGCTGGCGTCTTGAGCGCCACCACCATGTAAGGAATTGCCATGGCTATCATTAAAGTTGGCGGCATTGAATGGGACACAACAAAAAGCCTTGATGTTAAACAAGGCTATGTTGCCAAATTACTTGAAAAATACACGCCATCACAGGTTAGGTCTTTAATCATTGCGAATGATCCTGGTTATGAGTCATGGCGTACAAATGAAGATCAAATTTTTGACTTGCTTGGCATTCCAATTGAACAGCCAGAACCAGTTTCGCAAGCGCAAAATGATGAACAGCCTGTTTACTATCAAGACTCAGGACTTCTTGAAACTGGTGCGCCTGGTGAAGAACAGCCTAGCCAGCCAGCGCGTTTAACAGCCATACAAGAACTTGTTCAGTCCGCAAAAAGGTTTGTCCCTACCGAACAGGGTTATGACGTTACTTATGACCCAATTAAGATTGGCGGCAAAGAATATTTAGTTCTCAATGAAAACACCATTGTTAGAAAGGCCGATAGTCAGTCAGGCGTGCCTAGCGGTGAAGTTCGTTATGAATACATTGATCCGCAAACATCGCAGATTACATCAAGCGTTCAAAAACCATCGTCATTAACAAATCTTGCAAGAATTGGCGGGCAGCTTTTAACCACTTACGTTTTAGGGCAGTTAGGGTCAGGGTTGATGCAGGCGTTTACGCCATCTGTTATGACAGGCGGGCCTATATCCACAACAGGACTTTCCGCCACAGAAGCAGCAACGCTCATTGACTCTGTACAAACTGAAGCCATTCGTGCCGCTCAAGCGGCGGGAATTAGCGATCCAAACATTTTGGCGCAAGCGGCAGATGTTGCCAAAGGCTTAATCGGAACTGGTTTAACAGGCAGCGACATTATTTCGTCAGCGGTTGATACTGCAAAGGCCACAGCAGCAACTGGCGCCGTAAGTGCGGCAGGAAACATTATTGGTGGCGGCGGACAGATAACGTCAGGAGTTTCATCGTCAACGCCAATTGTTGCTGGTGGTGGCTTGGCATCAACGGCTGGTGCCGTGACTTCAAACCTTCCTGCGGCAACAGCAACGAGCGGATTGCAACAAGGATTAACGCCACAGCAATTTGATCAATTTTTACAATCAAATTTATCTGAACTTGAAAAGTCTGTGGTTGATCGCATTAGCGAAGCGTCAGGACTTACGCAAGAAAATGTATTAAACGCAATTAGCAGTTCAGGCGGAAGTTTGGTTGGTGCTATCAATTCGCTTGGTCTTGATGTTACCAGCACGCTTGGCGATTTGATGGGTAGGTTTTCTGATTTTGGCGATGTTGTTTCAACAGGCTTAAATCAGAGTCAAAACGCCATAATCAATACAATTGGTCAAAACATCAACTCCAAGTTTGAAGGTCTTGGCGGTTTGCTTACAGGAGGTTTTGAAAGCCTTGGACAGGGTTTGCAAAACGTTGGCGGGTTATTGACAAGCGGATTTGAGAACTTATCAGGACTTTTCAAAGAGTACCCATCATTGCTTACAACGGCTTTGGTTGCGGCTGGAACAAAATTGCTTGATCAGTCTAGAGATGGTCAGCAAGAAGTTGCTCCTTTTGAATTTGATCCAGGAAAAGGTTTAAGTTACACGCAGCGAAGCGCCGTTGCCCCAGTATCGCCATTGCAATATGGCTATGGGCCAGAGCAGGGTTTGCTTACAGGCATCAGGCAACCATCTAACGTTGCAGGAACGCAAGCGGCAAATCTTGCCGCCATGCAAGCCGCAGCACCAACCGCAGGCTTATTGGCGGCTAACCAAGCCGTAATGGATCAAGCCCGCCAAGTATCAACAAAATCAGCGTTGGATAAGGCTGCGTTTTACAACAATTTGCGCGGCCGGGGTTACAGCGATCAGCAAATCCAAAACCTTGTTGGCGCATCGATTGGCTATCAAACGCCACAAGATTTCAACTACCTTCGCCAACTCGGCCAAACCGTACAGATGGCGCCGCAACTCCAACAACGAACCGCCGAAGGCAAAGCGTCTTACTTCAATGATTTGCTCAATAGCGGTTTGAATTACGATCAAGCATTGAGCGTGATCAACACGGGCGTTGGTCAGCAAACCAATCAAGACTTACTGGAACTTGGTAGATTAGCATCTGCCCAACGCGCACAACCGATGGCAATGCTAGGCACTGCGCCAGGCGCGTTTAGCCAAGGCTTATTGGCTGGCGGATTCCCATCAGTGGCCGGGCAAACCTTATTGGGGTTTGGCGCAACGTGAATGATTTAGCGCACTGGGATCGATGCTCGCCATACCTTGAGGCGGCGTTGCGCTTTAGCCATGGAACGCATACCATTGAAGACATACGCAAAGCGGTAATTGACAAGGCAATGCAATTCTGGCCTGGTCAGCAGTCCGCAGTCATCACTGAAGTCCACGTTTACCCGCAAAAGAAATGCCTCCATTACTTTCTGGCTGGCGGCAAACTGGAAGAACTCTCAGCAATGCGTCCAATCATTGAAGTTTGGGCGCGTCAAATTCAATGCACTCACATAACGTTAGCTGGAAGGCGTGGTTGGTTGCGTACGTTTTTAGCTGACGAAGGTTACAAAGAACGATGGACGGTTATGTCCAAGGAGCTACTATCATGAGTAAAGGCGGATCGGGTGGAACGCAAGTTGTAAGGACCGAAGCGGACCCTCAGTTAAAACAACTTGCCATGCAAAACTATGAGTTTGCGCAACAAGTTGCTGGTCAACCTTACACACCGTATGAAGGTGCGCGTCTTGCAGCACCAACTGCCGCCACAACCATGGGATTGCAGCAATTAGCGCAAGCCGGTCAGGTTGGGCCTGGTACGGCAACGGTTGATTACGCAACATCATTGGCGATGCAGCCAACAGGTATTGCGCAAAACATTGGGCAATTTGCCAATCCGTTCCAAACGCAAGTGATCAACACGGCGTTGCAAAACATTGAGATGCAACGCCAACAGCAACAACTTGGCAATCAAGCCGCCGCCACTCGCGCCCGTGCCTTTGGCGGATCGCGCCAGGGCGTGCAAGAAGCGTTAACCAATCAAGCAGCACTCATGGCCGCAGGCCAAACGGCTGGCAATTTGGCTTACCAGGGTTTTGGTCAAGCCGCGCAACTTGCGCAACAAGACGTTGCGGCTCGCCAGGCGCAGGCTGCGCAACTGGCAGGATTGGGCGCACAACAACAAGCGATTCGCAGTCAACAAGCACAGCAATTACTTGGCGTTGGCGCTGCCGAACAAGGTATGCAACAACAGCAACTTGATTTGGCGTATCAAGATTTCCTACGCCAACAGGGTTACCCGTTGCAACAATTGGGAATTTTGCAATCAGCACTTGGTCAAGTTCCTGCCGGTCAGGTACAAACATCACCGATTTACCGCAATGTTGGATCATCAATTCTTGGCGGTGCATTGGCCGGTAATACACTTGGACCGTCAGTTGGGTTAGGTGCCGGTGGTGGTGCTTTATTTGGCGGTTTACTTGGACTGCTGTAAGGAATAGTCATGGCAACTTCACTCGGTTTACTTTTTGGTGGCGGGGAAGAAGAAGATGCGCTTGCAAAGCTTCTTCGTGCGCAATCCCCAGGTTTAGCGGCGCAGTCTGAGCGCCAGGCGGCACTGCAAGCCGCCGCTGCGTTACTGCAAGCCGGTGGCCCGTCAAGAGCGCCCGTAAGCTTGGGGCAGGCGCTTGGAGGTGCATTGCAAGCCGGGCAGCAAGGCTATCAAGCTGCGCAGCAGCAAGGGTTGCAACGTGCTATGACTAATATGCAACTTGGCGAAACCATGCGCAAACAGCAAGAGCTAATGCAAGCACGCCAAACATTGCAAAACATTCCTGGCTTAACGGATGTGCAGCGAGCCTTAATCCAAGCAATGCCACCAGATAAAGCCGCAGAGTTTATCGCCAAACAGACCGAGGAAGAATACGGACAAACACCTCAACAAGTCATGATTGGCGGTATTCCTGCACTTGCTGCGTTTTCAAAACGCGGAAACATGAAGGTTTTGGCAGCACAACCAACGCCAAACACAACGCAAATCGACGCAGGAAACGAAATAATTATTCGAGATACTGTAACCGGCACAATTATTCAGCGCATTCCTAAAAACATGACACCAGGCGAGCAAGCGCGTCTTGGCGTTGACTTACAACGAGTTGGCATTGAAAAGCAACGTGTTGGTATTGAGCAACAGCGTGTTGGCCTTGAAGGTATGCGGGTCGGCATGGATAGAGAGCGATTAAAAATCGCTCAGCAAGAGGCAGAGCGAGCCGGGTTTGAACTTAAGGAAACCGATCAAGGGTTCCAACTCATACCGCGCACACCAGGTGCGGCTGCGGTGCCAATTACAGGTGCGACAGGCGAACCTGTAAAAGGCGTGTCAGGCACTAAAGCAACCGAAGGTCAGTTAAATGCGGCTGGTTATGCAAGCCGCATGATGGAAGCGGAAAAAATCATTGGTGAACTTCCTGCTGCCGCGCAACGCGTTGGTCCCTTAACGGCTATGGCGGGAGCTATTCCTTTGGTTGGTGGCGTTGCAGAGCGTTCAATGATGACGCCTCAACAGCAACAGGTACGCCAAGCGCAAGAAGATTGGGTGCGATCAAAATTGCGTAAAGAGTCTGGTGCTGTTATTGGCGATG